AGATAATTTAGCACTTAAATATTTAGGAAACCCATCTATGTGGTGGGAAATTATGGATATTAATCCTGAAATTTTAGATCCCTTTAGCATAACTCCAGGAACTCAATTAAGGATTCCAAATGCGTGACCCACATCTACAGGACAGACTTCGTAACTCTTTTAAAGTTTCATACCCAGACTTTCCTAGTTTAACTGGAGCGGTAAGGGCTGTAACTATTTATCAAGAAATGGGAAAGCACGATATCGTAGAACTACGGTATCCCTTATTTAACAGTGCTTATTTTGATGCAATAAAAACAGGTGTGCCAGTAGAGGTGACTTGGAAAAATGATAAAGTATCTGGAAGATTTACTGGCTATACCGTAAATGTGTCACACGTTGTTTCTCAACAATTTGATAGAAGTGTAAAAATTTTATGTGTAGGTGCTTCGTATCCTTTAAAAGAAGGTGCATCTAAAATTTGGGTAAATAAAACCGCCAGTGAAATTGCAACTGATATTGCTACAAAATTTAAATTAAATCCAAAAGTTACTCCAAGTGCGGTTAGGTTTACTCAACAGTCTCTGGCTGGCCAGTCTTACTGGGAAAAATTAAATGAACTTGCAGCACGTATTGGTTACGGCATACAAGTAGTTGGAACAGAACTTCATTTTCATCCCATAGATAAAATGATTGATCAGTTTATGACAACTATTCCAAGTATGGCATTTGCAGGTCCTTTAGAACATCCTTCAAGCAAGATGGTTGGCCCAACACTAGAATTCTTTGAACCAAAAATTGGTGATTTTTTAGAATCAAATGATTACGCAAGAACAGCCCCTGTGGTAAGCGGTGTAGATCCAGTAACTGGAAAAACGTATTCAGTTAAATCTTCGGCAAATACGGTTGGAAAAAAATTAAGGAAGATAACAAAAGACCCACTTTTTTCTAATATAGAAACACGTACTGTTATTGAAAGCGGTGCTATGGCTAAATCGTTAGCCGATGCAAGAGCCCAACTTGGACGTTTTGGAATTTCAGCCACTGGTGTTGGGCAAGGTGACCCACGAATTGCTCCTTGGAGAACTATAGAAGTTTCTGGAACTGGAGCACAAAGTGACGGCTTTTGGGTTGTAGCAAAAGTTCAACACGTTATGGTGGGAGATGGACGATATGAGGTGGAATTTACTTGTTTAGCAGATGGCACAGGTAGTAATAAATCAACTGCCTTTAGACCTTCCTCTGCAGGAACGGTTCCTACAAGAAATATAAAACATGAGGTATCTACGAACAACACAGGAAAGCCAACATCTACTAAACTAAGTTCCGCTACAAAAATGATCAAACAAACAGGTGCTGGTTATAAGGTAACGCCTAGAAGATGGAGCGGTAAATAATGGCTGAAAAAGCATTGTCTCTTCCATTCTCAATTGATTCTTACGGGAACGTATCTTCAACATCAGATCAATCTAAAATATGGGCAGATAGGGTTAGGTCTGTTTTAGGAACGACTGTGCGTGAACGGGTAATGCGTTCAGGATTTGGAACCCTTATTCCTTTTTCTTTGTTTGATACAGAATCATCAGCAATGTCTCAAGTTAAAACTGAGGTAAATAAAGCGTTTATTACACAACTTGCTTTATTAAGACTTGATAAAACAACTGTAACTGTAGATGAATATACAAGAGTGTTAACAATTGAAGTTATATACGCATTGCCAAACAACGAAGTAGTAAGCACCGTCGTTGGTGTGGCCCTTATTGATGGTGCTAACCCAATCTATGAGGAGTTGCTATGAGCATAACCCCAGTATCAAGTATCCCAGTATCAATTGATTACACAGGAAGAGACTACTACTCCTTAAGAGAAGCATTGATTGCTAGAATTCAAGAACGAGTACCCGACTGGACAGCGGCTGATCCTGCTGATTTTGGTGTTGCCTTAGTTGAGGCTTTTGCTTATCTTGGTGATGTTGTTTCATATTATATTGATAGAACTGCCAATGAAGCCTTCTTACAGACAGCGGTTCAAAGAAATAGTCTTTTAAATATTGCTCAAACATTTGGGTATATACCCGCTGGTTACAGGCAAGCATCTTTAACACTAGTCTTTAGTAACTCGTCTGATGTTCAAGTAACAATTCCTGTTGGGTCAGTTATATCGGGAGACATTACAGTTGGAGACACAGTAGTAACGGTTTATTTTACAACTACTGAAGCAGCAGTTATTAATGCTATTTCTGGAGAGTCTCCAGGAACTGATTCTGTAACAGCAACTGAGGGTAGATCAGTGATACTTGTTGCAGAAGATGTAAACACCTATGGTGAATTAATTGGTACATCCAGCGGGACTCCAGATGCGTCATTTGAACTTGGGCAAACTCCTGTAGTTGATAACTCTATTGAAATTTATGTTCAAGATGGAGACGTGTATTCTAAATGGACACAGGTACAACATCTAATTGATTATGGTCCAACAGATCTTGTATACACCACCTTTACTGATGATAATGATGTTGTGTCTATTAGTTTTGGAGACGGGGTTTCTGGAGTAATACCAACAGCATATTCTGAAATTAGAGCAAAGTACACCATTGGTAGTGGAGCACTTGGAAATGTTTCTACAAATACAATAACAACTATTAATTCTGTTACTGGGTTATCTGAGGCTCAAGTTACTGCACTTCAAGCAGATGTAACTGTTACTAATTCAACCGTTGGTGTAGGAGGCGCAGATCCAGAAAGTAATGATCAAATACGGTTATCTGCACCAACAGCCTTAAAATCTGGAAATAGAGCGGTAACATTAAAAGATTTTGCGGATATAGCAGTTGCAGTATCTGGGGTTGGAAAAGCGAATGCTACTGCTAGTGTGTGGACATCTGTTACCTTGTATATAGCACCAAGTAGAACTGCGATTGATACTGACACTGCTCCTGGTTTAGATTCTAATGGGGCTGTAACAGCAGAGTTTGAAACTATAAAGGCACTTGTAGAAACAGCATTAACAGACAAGGTGTTAATTGGAACAAGTGTAACTGTTACAGAACCTACTTACGTTGATGTTATTCTTAATTTTCAATATGCAAAATTAACTCAATATACAACTGCTGAAGTACAGGCTAATCTTAAAAACGCATTATTAACTGGGTTTGGTTATAATGGGGTTAAATTTCAAGACACTATCTATCCACAAGATATTGAATTTGTTCTTCAACAGGCTTCTGGTGTTAAAACTGCAAAAGTTATATCCCTATATCGGTATGGTGCAGGTAGTGCTTTAACAACCTTGTCGGGTACTGCTGGTGAGATATTTAGATTTAGCGAAGCAAATTTAAGTATTAGTGAGGTCTAATGGATCCCGTAACACGTTATTACGGAATTTATCGTGGCGTTGTAAAAGATAATAACGATTCTAAAAAACAACGACGATTAAAAATATTAATTACTCAAATAACGGGTAATGAAGTAACTGATTGGGCTTGGCCTGTAGAACCTTCTAGTATAAGTACAGACGTCCCAGCAATTGGGCAGGGTGTCTGGGTTTTTTTTATAGGTGGCGATCTTGGGTATCCAGTTTGGTCTGGGGCATTTGGAAAAAACCAAGGTAAAAATAAAAAAATCTTTATTAAGTCATTGGCTAACACGGTATCTTTGACTGGATTAACTACACATGTAATTACAGTAAAGCAGTCTGATGGAACTACTGAAGTAGATTTAATATCTACTGTTGTTGCATTGGCTAACAAAGTTAAAAGTTTAGAAACTAGAATGACTACCGCTGAAGGAAAGATAACCACACTAGAAGGAAAAGTCTCTACTTTAGAAAGCACAGTAAGTACTTTAAAGTCTACTTTAGCAACAAGAACTACTGGTGGGCATACCCATACAACCAATGGGTAGGTAGTTAAGACAGTAAATAGGGAACAAACAAGAGAAAATAGACCGTTAGGTCTGAGAGGAAGTTAAGTGACAGCAGCATATCCAGCAACGGTAAAGTCCTTTGTTACAAAGGTAGACTTTACTGACACCGTGCTTGCCGAGCACGTTAATACCCTTCAAGAAGAAGTTAACTCTTTACAAGCCAATCTGGGAACTTATATTAAAACAGGTTCTGGTTGGGTTGGGGATGTTGATTTTGTAACTACCTCTTGGAACACCTTAAAAGATCGTCTTGCAAATATTGAATACGGTATTAAAGATGTGTATGACGATTACGTTTCTAAAGTTGGCGGAACTGTAATTGTTTCGGCAGCCAATGCAACTAAGAGCCTTGTTATAAGATCAAAGGCCAGTCAAACTGCAAATTTAATTGAATTTCAAACTTCAGCCTCTGCAGTTGTAACTAAAGTTCTTCCAGACGGAACCATACAAACAAGGGGCAAAGAATTAGTACCAGTAATATACGCAGCAACTCAACCAACTGGATCAGATTTTGCCGCTGGCACTATATGGGTTGATTCATCTGCTGACGTAGACGCAACAATTATTACAACTGGTGGATCATTAGTTGACACCCTAATGTTAATGGGAGGCTGATATGGCAAAGGCTTCGTATATCTGGACTGGAAGTGAATGGCTTCCTATTGCATCCGCATTTCCTACAGCACATCAAAGATCTATAAAAGATAGCGCTGCAACAACCTATACTCTTGGTGTAGATGACATTAGTAAAGCCATAGTATTTAGTAGTAGCAGTAGCATAACTTTAACAATACCACCAGAATCAACTTATCCTTTTGTTAATGGACAAACTTTTATTGTAATTCAAAAAGGAAGTGGTGCGGTAACGGTGGCTGCTGGTAGTGGTGTTACGCTTAGATCAAAATCTAGTTATGTTAAAACTGCTGGTCAGTATTCTGAGGTTAGATTAATAAAAATTGCAACAAATGAATGGTTGTTATCTGGCGATTTAAGTTCGTAAGG